TGCCATTATCCTTTAACCCAATCTTTTGCAATAGTAAAGTTTGCTCTACTAAATTCTAATCTATCTACAAGTTTAACTGCACCTGCTTTTCTATCTACTGCAACAAATCCTTCTGGATTAGTTACTTTATATCCATTAGGTGTTCTTATAAAGTGTCCTATACTTTGTATCTGCGATAGTTTTTGTATAAGAAAGTTCTTCGCATTACCTAAACTTACGTGAGAGGCAATAGCAAAATATAAAGCACTTCTATTTTTATCTATAAATTGTAGACCATCTCTTTTTGCTTTAATAAATTTATCTTTACCTTTAGGTGTTTTTCTATCAGAAATTTCTGCTGTTAAAATTTGATCGTAATAATCTCTAAACATATCTTGTAAAGTTTTAACTTTTGCCATAGAAGAACCTTGACTATTTTTTATGTAGTAATTAAAAAATGACTTTAATCTAAACCCTACTGATAAAGGATCATTTGATTTCATAACATTTAATAAAGGTGCTGCCTTTGATAAAGAACCTTCTGCCTGTCTTATTAGTCCGTCAAATCGTGCTAACTCTCCAGATGTAAATGTAGATGAACCAGATGTATCTGTATAACCTGCACTTGCTAAATAGACTGCTGTTGAACCTGTCTTACCACTAACAGTACCAAACCCAGCACCTAAAGATGACATAGTTTTACCTGTGTAGTAAGTATGAAATACAATACCTAATCTTGCTCTACTAATTTTTCTACCTAAATCAGATGATAATGGTACAGCATATGTAATAGTGTTAGGTGTAAAAGTTATCATTCTTTCACCATCTATGTTTGCTACTTTAGTATCACCTTTTGTAAATAGTAAATCACCTTGATAGATACCTGTAATACCTAATCTCTTTAATTCTTTTAAACAAACATTTAGTTTTTGTGCAACAGGACCAGAGTGATTACTTGCAATGTCACCAGGTGTGTAATTGATTTTAGGTGTTTTATTGAAGACTGATTTTGTGCCGACAAAGAATTTGCCGTTCTCAGGATTTCTACCTGCAACAATAGCAGGAGCGCCGTCCCATTTAACAGACATATTAACTCGTCCGCTAGCAGAACCAGCTAACATATTTCTAACTGACTTTAAAAAACTTACTGCGTTACGACCACCATCTGATCCACGATTAATTATATCGTCTTCTAGGTGTTCTAAATGCGTATTCTTTTCTGTGGTAATAAAACCTTTAAAACTAAACATATTCCTCTCATTGTTTCCATAAATATAATAATCACATTTTCCATATAAATCAACTAATACTATTTATAATATTTTATCTCTAGTATATTTTAATAAAGAAGCCGTTAGAATCATCTATTTTTTTAGCACCATTTATCATCTTATTCATAATACCAGATAAGTCTTTTTTATTTTTTACAAAGAAGTTCATTATTTTTAAACCTTGAATCTTCATAACCATATTTTTAGCAATGTCAATATCAGATTTTGCAATTTCAATTGTCTTAGCAAACTCTTTATAACTTATAGATTTTTCATTATTAACTTTTGGTTCTTTAATAACGGTTTCATACATCTTATAAACTTCTTTACATTTATTATCATCAAAATTTGAAAATGGTTCAGGTGTACCAAAATATCTTATACTATCTATTCTAGCATCCTTGTATTGACTCATAACACTATCAACTACTTTTGTAGGAATTTTTCCTAAACGACCTCCTGTAGGTGTACCGTCGGATGTAATTTCAGTTTGTGCAGTACCATAGCCGTGAGGAAATCCTCTAACTTGCATAGTGATTTGTTTTTTTGTGTCTTTATTAATAAAAGTAAATAAACCTATTTCTTTACCTTCGGTAGTCAAATTACAATTAAATTTTTGTATTTCAATTTCGTAATCTGCCACCTTAACTTGACCTGGTATATTTGTATAATCTACATTTGCTTTTTCTGAAATCAATTGTTTGAGAGAAATAGGAAAAAGCATTTTCTTCTTATAAAGTTTATACAATTTATCGTTGAACATATTAATCAATCCATCTGATACTTCATAAGTATCAATTATCTTTTTTAAATCATTTATTATTTTAACTCTTGCATTTTTACTAATTATATAAACATCTGCTGGATTCCAAGAATCTTGTTTTGAGATATTTGCTTTATTTAAAAATGCTTTAATAGTAGTTCCAAAGTTTGACTTATCGGTAGCGTCGTGGATAATATCAAAATTATTTAAACCACCTACAATCTTTTTAACTGCTGGGCGTGTGTATTGAAATGTGTTATACCAATCAGAAAAAGCGTCTGGATCTTTTTCAAATATAGATTGTCCTGTATCTTTAGCAGTTTCAATATCTTTTCGTAAAGACATTACGGTTGCTAACTCACCTGCGTCTGCTAGTTTTTTACCTAAAACATTCCTTGATCTACCACCACCCATACCTGAAAATGGTGCCTTATCAATATCTGTAAATGTAAAATACTTTTTACCATCAGTAAATATAGGTGCATACTTATTGTTAGGATAAAGTATTTTATTATACTTTTGAAAATTTGTTTGTACCTTTTCTAACATATCAATATCTTTAGTTTTTTTAAACTTGTAGGACTTGCCGTCTTCTACTTTAATTGCCGTGCCTTTTTTAATTTTGGCTACGATGGAAACGATATATTTTGATTTAGGTAAATCTGCTTTGCTAAATAATGCCATAGTTCTCTCTCTATAACATATTTATAAGAGAGCGTCAAGCCCTATTCCAGAGAAACCTCGGTATGCCACCGTTTAATTGCCAGACACGGTGTTTGTTTTGGAAGTCTGCTAGTTTTTGTGCGTCTTCTTCAAAAAAGTATTCCGCAATAGTATTTTTAGTAGGTTGTTCTATTACTTGCCATAGTATCTTACGACCTTTCTTTTTCATCTTTACTTTATAAGATAATTGATCGTATTCTTTATCCGATTTAGGTTTTCTATCACCCCTATGAAATCTTACTTTTTGTTTTTTTGCCATTATACTTTAAAATCTGAAAACTTATCGTAGGGATTTTCTACTTTAAGATCAGGTTCCTTTCCTCTATCTACTATGTTTTGTTGTGAATTTTCAACATCATATAGTTTCATTTTTGCTCTATCAACACCTATAATAAATGATCTGTTCATACCTGGATCATTATATCTGTTCTTTAATTGTTTTACTTTCATTTGACCTAGTTGTTCTAGTTCTTCATTTGATTGTAAAGCAAACATAAAGTCAGCAGTAGCAGGTAAACCAAAAGACTCTGCTGTATCTTCTAAACCAATATCAGTTGAAACAAATCCTGTTCTTGTTGTTTGTGTTGCACTAAAGATTGGTACATTAAACTCAACAGCAAGACCTCTTAATTCTTCAGCAATTGCCTTGATAAAGAAATATGATCCTACATTACCACCTTTAAATCTAGCACTGGTACATATGTTAAGATAATCTATGAATACAACATCTGGTCTAAAACTTTTCTTTAATGATAATTCATTAAACAATGATCTGAAATGACCTGCGTGAGCAGACGCAGTTGGATATTCTTTGATAATTAATTTACCATTAGTTTTATTTTTTACTTTTAATATTTTAGAATCATACAAATCTTTTGGTAAGTTATGTAGGTCATCCATAGATACATCTAATAAGTTTGCGTCAATTCTTTCAGCAATTCTTTCTTCAGCCATTTCTAAAGTGATATACAATACATTTAAACCTTGTGCCAAATAAGCACTAGCACAATGACACATAAACAAAGACTTACCTACACCTGTACCTGCAAGAGCAATATTCAATGTTTTACTTGGTACACCACCTTTTGTAATTCTGTTGAAATAAGACAAATCAAATTGATACTTCTTCTCTTTTGTATGATAAAATTTAAATCTTTCGTCTGCGTCTTCTACATAATCGTGCCCTATATGATTATCAAAACTAACTGCTAATGCGTCTGCAAGAATACTAGGTATTGCCTCTTGTGTTCTCTTTTGATCTTTACCATCTAAAATTTTAATACCGTCTAATACTGCATTGTGAACAGCACGATCTTTACAAAACTTTTCTGTTGTATCTAACAACCATTGTTGATCTATTTCTTCAGGATTTAATGTGTTGATTAATTCTTTTACTATTCTATTTTCTTCTTCGTTTATATCTTTACGATTGCCTAGTTCTATTAGTATTGATTCTTTTGATGGTAGATTCTTATACTTCATTACAAAAGAATTAATCTCTTGGAATAAAATCTGTTCTTCTCTTTTAGGAAAGTAAATTTCGTTTACAAAAGGTAAAACTTTTCTTGTGTAATCTTCATTGAATATAAGATTTCTTAATATTGTAAATTCAATTCTTTCGTTATTCATATATTACTTTACCACCTTCTAATTGTTTTTCTAATAATTCAATAAGTATATCACCAATATAATCTATAAACTCTTGTTTGTCAATGCTGGTTTCATCAAATGGATTGAAGATTATATCGTAATCAAACTTCATAGGTAGATTACCTTTATCGTCTTCTTCTTTTGCGAAGCCAACTTTTCCGTATTTGTAAATGATTCCTTTGTACGGTGGTTGTAATAACTTTATACAAGTAAAGTCATCACCTTCTTTTTGTACGAAAGCGTATCTATTCTGATTGTTCGGTTTCTTCGGATCCGTAGGTAAATTTTCTTTTGGCATATTCATCTATTGTTTTTAAATTTTCATCTGTAAAATACTTGTCAGGATTTTCATTGATGTTTTTACCAAATACTTTTGAACCATCTGGCATTTCATATCTTGTAGATACTTTTTTAAATACACCAGCTGCTTCTCCGAGTTCTAATAGACCGTAGTATTGATCTAATCCCTCTTTGTATGTTAGTCTTACATCTATCATAGCATTTTCTTTTGTTAACCTTGACTTATAATTTTTACAATGAATAATATTACCAATTACTTCGGTACCGTCTTTTTCTTTTCTCTTACTTAAATAAACTATTGATGAAGCGGCGTATTTCAAACCTGAACCACCACCCATTTCTTTTTGTGGATACATAGAACCAATAACATCATAAGTGTGATTGGTCATTATCATAGGAACACTTGCCTTACCAAGTTTTAAAGTTAATACTCTAAACGTAGATTTAACTATTTGTGATCTAGTCATATCTCTTGTTTCTTTACCTGCGGCTGTGTCTTCCATTTCTTTAGTTGTAGATAACATACCTAAACTATCTAATACGAACAACAAAGGTTTTCTTTTATCCTCTGGTTGTTCAATATACTTGTCTAAAATTTTTAAAGATTGAGTTCTAAATTCTTGTACAGTTGATACAGGTACGACAACCATTCTACTAGAGTCGACACCTCTACTTTCAATCATACTTTTTGATATTGCACTTTCTGATTCAAAGTATATTACACCTGCGTCTTTGTCTTTATCTAAAAATGCTTTTACGATTCCTAATGCAAAAAATGTTTTACCTGTAGCGGCCTCACCTGCAATTGCAGTAATTTTGTTCGCTGGCATTCCACCGTAAATTGATCCTGATAACAAAGCATTAAAGGCATAAGAACCTGTGTCTATAAAATTTGTTACGTCTGCTGTATCAACACCTTCACTAACTAGTGTTGCATATTCATTACCTGTTTCTTTAATTATGTCTTTTAAAAAATTACTCATCAAATCATCTCCTTAAATTTATGTCTAAAGTATAACATATACATTCAATATTGTCAAGCTTTAATCGTTTAATATATTAGGCACTTCTTTTACTTTATGGTTTGCTCTCAACACAATCTTTCTCGCTTTAGGCGACAGTTTTGTCGTATCTAAACGATCTTCACTCCATAGTCTATACTTCTCATCTTTAGGAACCCATTCTTCAGGTGGGTCCTCATATTCTTCAACTGTCAATTTGTCCCATAACATTTTTTTAACCTCATCAATGTGTACAGGTCCAAGATCATTATAGGTTCTACCCTTAAATCTATCTGCTATATCAAAAATTTGTTCTTTATTGTATTGTACCTTTCTTTGATAATCCCAATACTCTTTTAAATCGTTGTATTCTTTAGGTTGTATTGCCATCAAAATATTTATTCAAAAAAACTATCTAAGGTACCTTTTCTTATTGACTTAAATAAATCTACATTTTTGTCTTTAGAAAAACACCATACATTTTCTATAAATGTTTTGTTCATAAAATCTTGCTTATCTTTTTCTGTTTCAAATAACTTATCTGATTTAGGTCTTTGCATAATTCTCATTCCTATTTGACCTATAAAGTTATCTTTTAACATATCAACAACTTCATCACAACTCTTATATCGTTTACCTTTGATAGTCGGATCCATAATATTAATTAATGTATGTTTAGATACTTCAAAACATTTTTTAGATACAGGTAAAAAGAAATCATCACGCCACTTCTCGTACTCATTAAATTTAAACCAAGATTGATTTTCTTCTTTTTCACCACCTTTATTATATTCTTCGGTACTAAAATATGGTGGACTTGTAAAAGAACAATCAACATCTTTAATTTCATCCCAAGGTAAATCTTCAGCACCTGTATTATAGATAGTAACTTTTTTAGGTTTAGTTAAGAAACTATTATACAATTCAATTTGTTTCATATATTGTTTGTAAGTATTAGGGTTTGGATCACAACCGATATATTCTTCAGCGTCTGAAGCAAAGAAACCTGCAAGTCTGTCGCCCCAACCACAACTCGTATCTAAAACTTTTTTAGCATTGGTTAGTTGATAGATAGTCTTAGCAACATTAGGTTTAAATTGAGTTGCAATATATGTACCTAATCTAAAGGCACTCATATAACTTGCTTCAGATAATTGTCCACCTCTTAATTCTTCTTTACCTTCAACTAATACTGTCTTCATATTGTTTATACCTCGCCAGATAGGACCTAGACAACGCCATATATCTTTTGCAGTACCATTATACCATACATCTAAAGGCGATTTAAAACTATAACTTGAACAGTTTAATCTTAATTCTTGGTGAAAATAATTAGATACATTATTATAAGTTGATGGTGCTGATATAACACCTAGACCATAATCTTTGTAACTGTATTTGTAATCTGAATACTTTTCCATAACATTGTTATCGTTAGTATTGCAGTATGTACCTATGTCTTGTTTTTGTAAATCGTGGAATGAATTTCTTACATCATCTAAAGTTATTTTCTTTAGAGGAAATACAGGTCTGTACTTCTCAATATAGTCTGCTAAGTCTAATCTAAACTGATCTCTACCAATATCATTTGTTATTCTTTCAAAAGCAATCTGATCTATGATTGGTAATCTGTTTTCGTTAGCATATTGTTTTAAATAATCACTCATTGTTCCACATCCATAACATTAAAAGTACAGGCACATAACATAATATAACACATAATATAGCAATTGTCAAGCTCATTTAAATTTATTAGTTTGGTTACCCCAACTATCCCAACCTGGTCTTTGAGTTCTAGCAAACAATTCTATATATGGTCCGTCTAATAAGTTCTCTATATGATTGTACATTATATCTGGTTTTCTACTATGTTCTCTACGCTGATCTACGATTAATTGAGGTACTGATTTGCTAATTCGTTTTGGTTTACCTTTAGTTGCAAGTAAACACATTTCAGGATTACCTCTTGTCCAATATCCTAGACCTGTAAAAAATCCTAAAGACTTTTTGTTTGTCTTTGCCCAAGTAAATCCTACTGTCTTGTATTTGAATCCCCAAGCGTCTATTACTTTAAATGCCTTATCTAATAATGGATCAATAACCCACATTAATAAAACTGAATTATCATTGGCAATATTGTTTACAGGTAGATTACAAA